CGCACTTGGATAGACCGTTTAGTAGTCCTTTACCAACTTCACCTTCAAATACACGTGAAGCGTGGTCGTGATCCTTAAATAGGAATGGCATATCTAGCGCACGGAATTCTGGGCAGATCTGACCTAGAGAAACTGTGTATGTCTGTGACATTTCAATTTCACGATTGTCTAATAGATCTACTAGATCGTGTTTACTAACTAGCTTACCTTCTTGATACTTTTCTGAGTACTCACCTAGAGTCATTACTTCAATTTCAAATGCGCCATTACTTTTTTCAGCAACTTCTGCTTCAAAAACTTTTGCGGCACGAATGAAAAGCTCAATTGGCTCATGTGCGAGAACCCAACGGATTTTCTTGGTTGTCATAATTAATATTCTCCTTAATATGTTTCCGGAATTTAAAGGAATTAGAGAACTGAATACAGTTCTACTATGTTTATTTACCTTTTCCTTGGTGAAATATTTGTTCTTCGGTGATTATTTTAAAATTTAAACCCTTACTTTTACACCAACCTTTTGCGGCTTCCCACTTTACCATGTTTAGCACTGCATATGCTTGGTCTCTTCTGCTTTTAGCTTCTTCCAAACTTGTTTCTTTCTTGGGCTTAACTTCAATAACATCTGCTTGATGTTTGCCGTTACGATCAATATAATAGATTAAAAAGTCCGGAACATAGATAGTTTGTTTACCAGTAAAAGGGTTCTTGTAGTTGATGTGTACTGATTCGCTGGCCCATTTAAGTATGTTAGGGTTGTTATCACAGAAACGCATGAATACATGTTCCCAACTTGAACGATATGTTGGTTGTCTTTTACCTACATATTTGTCAGGGTTTAAGACTTGGTACTTACCCTGTGCATATTTGCTCATGGTAAAATGCTTCGTTCAACATACTGATTTCTAATACTAGTTTGGTTAGTTCCTAATAAACTTGTGCCAATTCTACTTAGATTAAGGTACATACAAAGATATGTACTGAGATTACCAACTGGGACTTTTTTAAAATCATCTAGTACTTGCATCGGATCTGCACCTTGCTTTTGTGCAGTATACATTACTGCACTTGCTAGTGCTTTGGCAGCAACTTTGTTGCCTTTTGTATAATATTCAAAATGAGAAATGATTGCATCATTCTCAGGACCGCTGATATCAAAAATCTTATTAAAATAGTTTGTAAAGAAACCGTCGGTTGACTTATTAGATTCTGTTATATTAACTTGATTTAGATTAGTAGGTACTTGATAAGACATTATGTAAACATTCCACTATTTCTTATATTGTTTTCAGCATTCTTAGCTTCTGTTACATTATTATTAAATGTACTTACAGCTGGTAACGTAAATTGTACATTCGATAGTGAGGCTTGTGCATCATCAACAAATTGTTGAGTAGAGCTTAGAAGATTTCCATTGCTATTGACATTAGGACTTAGTCCTCCTATTTGTTTAAATGCACTATCAATACTACTACCTACTTGACTAATTCCTTGTGCTACTGTTTTACCCAACGACGATGCTGCCGGAATATTTAATCTACTAGATGGATCTTGACCGCTCAAAATGTCTTTTGCTATACTGCCTAGCTCTGCGCTAGCAATAGCCGAAAGCCCGCCTTTGATATCACCGTCTTTAAAGTTTTCAAGAGCTCTAGCGGCTGTAACGATTGCGCTACCTATATTGCCTTCACTTAAATCTTTAACTACACTATCTGCTGTATCTAATGCTCCACCAGGACCAAGTATACTATTTGTGCCGCCACCTGCAGGTGTTAATGGACTTGGGGTTTTATCATAATGAAGTTCTCCAAAACCTTTAACTGTTTCTCCAGGAACAACATAACCTTCTGCATATTTTACTGTTTCATACACTATAGTCATTTCATGTGTCATTGGCTCACTAGCATCTGATCTATGTTGACCATGATTGAATCCTGTAATTACAGGATTGATTAGTGTATATTCTGAGAATCTCTTTTGTTGCATACTATAGATTCGAATAGCATTGATGAATTGTAATTTGTTACTACCAATTCCACTGGTATCCCTAGGAGTGTAACCCCAGTTTTTAGAACGTAGTGGACTATATTTGTGACCTGCTCCATAAACTGGTTGAGTGTAGTCAGTATCTCTAAAAAAGTAACTGTAGTAATCAAACCAGAAATTACGAACTACGTTAGCACCGTCATCGTGAAAAATAATTCTAACATCGTCATAGTTAATTTTGGTATTAACATAATCCCAGCGATTGTATGCATTCTTTTTCTCAGCATTTATTTTGAATGCAGGCAAAGCAACTTCTTTGACCAACATACCTAGCTCCATCTGTTCAGTGTTACTAAGTTTAACTCCAACAGCAGGGTTAAAATCAAATGCAACGTGATAGGAAAAGCCTAACTTAGGAGCCAAGCGATAGTTACCAGAAACAAATAGTTCGCTGGCATGTCGATAGTCTTTGACGTTATCGCCTGTAGTTAATTGTTTTAAAAATTGGTTAATGCTCATAATACTATTTATCACAAAAAAATAGCCCGGTTTTTATACCGGGCTATTGTTAGATAAACATGATCGAAATGTTGCAGATAGCTATCGTTATTATTAATTAAGTATCGTCTGGTTATTAACCAGTAACTGCCGCCGCAACGTTTCTGCCAACAAGTGTACCAACACCAATACCAACTGGTGCTTGAATAGCATTATCATAACGAATGCTTAATTGGATTGTCATTGGCTCGTTGTTATCATAGGCTAATTCACCATAGTTAACGTTGGAAAGCATACAACCGTATAGTTCCCATGTTTCAATTACTGCTGGTTCTTGAGCACCGTTACCACCATCTAATACTTCATAGCGTAGTAGGAACTTATAGTCAATACCACTAGAAGCACTAGCTTGCTCTAAGAAATCGTATTGCTTTTGAACTTGCTCACCAACTAAACGAGCAACGTTACCGCCTGCATCGTCACGTAGTGTAACTGAAGTTTCTTGCCATTCTGGTTTACCTTGTAGGTATACTTTTGAGTTGTATGTATCGATTGTGATTGGATTAAACGCAATCTGTGGTCTTGCGATACTTACAATTTGTTTAGTTAGTTCTGATTTAGGCTGGCTAACACCAAAGTTATCAAAGCTGGCGCGGAAACGATAGCTTAGTTTTGGCATTAGTAGACCTTGGCTTGTTGCGCTTTGGTCTGTAGCTAATGGAACTGTGAATTTTGTTAAACTTGCAACTGACATGTTTTAAATCTCCTTATACAGTATTTACCTGCATTTAATCGACAGCTAGGAGAGTCAGTCTCCTAGCTGTCTTTTTTATTAGATACCGGCTGCGATATCACCTGGGTTCTTGAGGCGAATTGGAATATAGATAAATTCAACTGCCTTCATAGGTTCGATCGCAATATCAACGTATAGTTCGTTTCTTGCAATACGTGTTGGTGTGTTGTTTGTTTCATCACACACAACTAGGTAATCGTAAATACCACGTTTTGCAATTAGATCGTTGATTGCACCTTCGATTACGTTCTTAATCTGGTCTCGTGTAATCTTGTCGTTTGGCTCAAACAAGAATGCGTTACCAACATCTGCAAGGATTGTTCTAATGTAGTTAACAAGTCTTGCAACGTTAACACGGTCCATACTACTTGCAACTGGGTTACGTGTCTTCTGACCCCATGTCACTAGACCAACACCTGGTAGAATTGTAAATGGGTTAATCTTGTTTTCGTATAGTGCGTCTCTGTTACCATTGTTGATACCATTGCGTACAAAACCGCCTGTCTTTTCGTTAATGTAGCCAATATCGCTAGCATTGTCGATTAGACCTCTACGTACACCAGCTGGTGCAAACCACATATAAGAAGCATTGTCACTGCGTACATATGTGCGTAGTGCCATATGACTTGCTGGCATAACGATTGTGTTACCGCTTAGGTCATTTGTCTTAGCGTGTGGATAGTAAACAGCTAGGTATGGATCAGCAGTGCTGAGACCGTCGCCGTTTGTGTTATTTGCCCAGTTAGCATATGAAATGCTGTTAGCTGGTAGTGTCATTGGTGTGTCACCAATAACGAACGCTGTATTCTTACGGTCATTGTTTAGTGCTACCATGTTTGGAATCACTTCTGGATAACCAGGTGCAGTAATTAGGTTGTACTTAAACTGCTCTTCGCGAATTTCAATGTTAGCATCAATCGCTGCCTTCATTGCTTTAACAACCATGTTACGCTGTGCCTGTCCACCCATGTAAGGTGATTGATCATCTTTAAGACCTGAAACACTAACCCATGCATCCTTAATAGTAGGTAGAGATGAATTTGGGAAGCTATCATCGTTGAAGTAGTTGTTTACAAACTTCTTAACGTTGAAACCGCTTCTACGTGTGTTCCAAAGTAGCATACCTCTTGGGAATAGCTTGTAATTTGGAGCATCTAAGTCTAAGTAATTGCTTGATAGTAAGTCTTTAATGGTTGGATAGTTAGCGGCAATAATATCTGTTTGACCGTTTGTATCCCAACGTGCATCAGCAAATGTAATACCATTCTGACTGAATCTATCTCTTGCATCAATAGCTGACCATTCGCCTGCTTGTGTATAGCGATATAGTTTTGGATAGTTGATTAGATCGCTTGTATCTAACCAAAGATCGCCAGCTACAAGAGCGCCGCCACCTGTTTGTGAAGTAGGCTTACTTGCTGTAACAATAACACCGTTTGCATCTGTAGCTGTTAGGTTGTAACCGCGAGCATCGTTTGCTAGTGTCTTGTAACCTTTCCAACCATTGTCATTAATCATAATGTCAACTACTGTTGGATCACCATAGTACCAATGTGTGTTATCTGCTGGCTCTTTATATGGTGTTTCAAACTTTGATTCGTATTCTAAAGCAGTCCAGTTACTTAAAGTGATAGTACCTGTAGCATCAGTATTACCAATAGCTGTGCCAACAAAACCAGCACCAGTAACCATTGTACCTGTCACATCTTTAAGTGTAATAATACCGCCTGTGTCGTGAGTTAATGTAATAGTGCCGTCTGAGTTTGCTTTACAGCTTACTTCTGGAATCGCATAGAAGTTAAACTGTTGTGCCCATGCATTGGCGTCTGTAACTGTTACACCATAAGTCATTGTGTAGTAGAACAATTCTTCAAAACCACTGCGGCTTACACCAACTGTGAATTGACCGCCACCTGCTAGACCTGTTGGAGTTGCAGTTCGGTCCATCTTACCTTGATTAAATCTTCTAAATAGACGTAATCCATTATCTGGAGCTACGCTATAGACAGCCGCCTTGGCTCCGAATGGAATGCTAAAGCCGTTTGCAATAGGATCTAATGCAAAGTTTACGGCAGCAAGATCTTTAGCAACTGTTACTGTTTGTGAAACAAAGCTACCTGTATCTGCTACATATTCTTTAAGTTGTAGGTTCATACCATCGCCTAGTGCAGAAGTTTTAATCCAAATACTACCTGTTGGGCGAGGTTCGGTATCGCTAGCTCTCCAACTTGGAACATCAACATATGTACCATGATAGTATTCTGGAATGTTGTATGTACCTGCTGTGATGCCAAGGTCGTCTAGGATTGTACCTGCGCCGTTATTAGCAATTTCAATTTGACCTGTGGCGCCGCCTGGTGTAGTAGCAGTTGAGTCGCCTTTAAAGTGAATGTAGCCAGTGGTTATTTCTACTGTTAAACCAGTTAGACCAGCGGCAGCATTAAATGCGTCTTCTAATTCTTGAATTGTTGTACCGGTTAGTGTAACTGTGATGCCATTGATATCGATTGCATGACCGCTTGTTAGTGCAGGGTTAGCAACTGTTGAACTAATTGTTGGAATACTAGATAACCATTCGTCTGCACCTACTCTACGCCAACGTCCACTAGTATCTTTAACATATACTCTGTTTAACGGAATTCCTGTATTATAATAAGTGACAACTGCATAATCGCCTGCCTTACCAATGCCAGTTGCAGGATAAAGTCCACCAGTGTTTAATGTTGAAGGATTAATTTCTTCTTCAGTATCGATAATAATTGGTGTTTTCTTTGTGAAGCTGTTTTCTGCGCTATCCCATGCGTAGATGCCCCATTCTGTTAGACCTAGATCTAACCAGTTTGTACCATTGTCGGGATCTCCTTTTGGACGAACACTTGTTGCTTCTAGTTCTTTTAGGTTTACATCTGCACGTACTGCATAGCAACGGTTAATAACACCCATTGTACTATACATAGCCATTAGACCATATTCATTTAATGGACTACCGTGAATTGGTGTGCCACTTGCGGATTGTTTAAAGATAGGTGAACCAAGCGAAGAGATAACTTCACGTTGTGAAGTGAATACTTGCAACGCGGCAGCGTTATCTTTAGTTGTACCGGTAGCAAGCGAACCGTTTGCTGTTTTATCTTGTTCTGTTGTTAGGAATACTAGAGGTACTGTTCCAACTGCGCCCGGTACGTATGCGCTTTCGTCGGTTACGGTTAACTCTAAACCTGGTGAAATCAAAGCCATCTTTTTCTTTCCTTTTGTATAAGTAATTTCAAAAAGTACAAGT